CACATGCAGTTGTCATAGCCCCTGCAATAAAACCCAATGCCGTATTAATCAGATTGCTATTTTCACGTGGCATATCCACAAAAAATAAAGCAATCACTAAAACAAACATCAGTCCCACTAATGCGAAAGCTAGATAAGCTCTTGTATTTTCACTGTTCATCGTCCTGCTTTCTCCAATCGTGATACTTTCTCTTTAATTAAAGACTGGTCTTGGCTTAATTGAATAATTGAAGAACCAACCCAAGCACATAAAGAAAATACGATGCCTGCAAATATTCCCAGCAATACACGTAGCACAGAAATTCCACCATCTTGCGCTGCTGTGCGGTTTTCTAAATTGGCGACTTTGATATCCAATGTATCGATATCTTTTTTGTTCTGTTCGCTAGTCTCTTTGTGCGCTTCATTAATGAAAGTCAGTCGAGTAACATGATCTGACAACATGCGAATATCACTCTGAATGGAGTCGATTTTCTTTTCAAATCTCAACCCGTATGATTCATTTTCAGTCATGCCTTCCCCCTTTCGTTTAGGCAATAAAAAAGCACCCGGTTGGGTGCTATCTAAGAAATTTCTAAATTAAAAATTTACTGCTTCAATTTCTTCATATGTCAAAGCAGTTTCAATTTTCTGTCGTGCAATACGCCCTCTTTCATGAATGTTATTAATGTGCACTGCAAGTGCTGTTTTTAAGTCAATCAATTGATCAGGACTAAGATTAACAACTGAATTATCTTTTAAAGTCCACTCAACTGATACGCCGAGCAAAGCAGCAGTAGCAATTCTTAATTGAGAATTATGGTCTGAATCATAAAGCTTATTTTCAAACTCAAAACCGCCAAACTCATACTGATCCCGAATCTGTTTGATTTGTTCCCATTTGTGCCTTTTCACATCTTCTAAAGATCGATTATCGACCCACTTCTTAGTTTCATAATCGAAGATATGATATGGCGAGGGTTGAGCAGGCATCTCTACCCACCCACCCTGATAAAACATATTTGGATAAGGAGGATCATCTAAAGCTATACACCCCTCCGGAGTATTCAGCTTGATCATCTCTTCATTACCAAAAATATGTCCAATAACTTCACCATTCTTTGAAACTAATACCGTCACTTTTTAAGCTCCAATGTTGATAAAGATGACATGGTGATTATTGTAGGAGCTTCGGCAAAGCCACCTTGAGCTTCAAATGAGCCATAATAAATATTGGAATATTTAGTGATATAGGCCAACTGAAGCACTACTGTTTTTGTACCGGTGGAAGCAGGTAGGATATAAACAGGTGTCGCAGTAACTCCAATAAACCGGATTGTATTGCTCCCTTCATAAAATGTTGGGTATATTTCCTGAGTGTATGCAACAGTACCATTTACTAATACCCGACAAGCCAATGTCACACATTTCAAGATGTTGTAGGAGGATGGATATTGTGTAAGTCTGACCTTACAATCAAACACAAACGATCCATCAATCCTTAACTTCCCTCCTTGCGTCTCTACATTCAGGGTAATTAGATCTTGTGTATAGGCAACCGAACCCGCCATTGAATTAGAAACAGCAAAATAAAACTTACGCTCTGATTGATTAATTACTCCAGAAGGGACAGTGACTGCTTCATCTTGAATTTTTAAAGTATCTACTGCTCCGTTTTTAATGTGAGCATTATCAACTTCAATATCACCCAAATCTGCACTAATAGCACTTAGGCTTGTAGCGTAGATTTTGTCAGCAGTGATGTAACCAATTGACGCATTATCAATGAACAAACCACGCGGTATAACAGTGCCATTAGGCAAAGTCACTGGCTTGTTTTGCAGTGTCATTAATGGCTTTGGCTCTATACCATCAATACCCACAGGTGTACCAAATTGAATGCAGTCATAGTTAAAAATGAAGGTAGAAGTAGTACCATCATTCATTGATCCATGACCAGAAACATGGCCATTTACATCGAACTTAGTAAACTGCTGAGCATAGATGCCATCCACACTTTCACTGACATTTTGAATAGACGCACTATTCTCACCGACTTTTGTTTGCAACGTTTCCGTTACTTTTATCGTTGAAGAAATAGCACTAGCATTTGCATTGATTTGTTGCTGAAACAAAGCATTGCTGTCATTCAATTGTGCAGACACTTGATCTGTACGTTTAGATTGAGCCAAATCGCCTTCAATACGTGCAGATTGCTCTGACCATACGCCTGCATAACCTCCTTCATTTCCGATTAAGTCAGATTCTGACCCGATCAACGGAGGATTGATTTGCGCGTAAACTCCATCAATCCTTGTAGTTTGGGCAATAACTTTGTCATCTACATTCTTAATATCAGACTTAACTTGCGTCAATTGTCCCGTTGAAGCTTTATCATCAAGCTCAAGATTAATTAAATCAATCGCTTCAGCATTTGCAGATGACTGCTCAACTGCTACCTGTGCAGATTGGCGTACAGTTGCAAGAGCATTGTCATTACTAGCAATATAAGTATCAATCTTTTGAATTGTTGCCTTGTCGCCCTCAATTCGTGCTTCGACCTCTTGTCGCGCATAAGCTTGTAAATTACCCAATTCTGCATTGGTCGAATCAACTCGCTTACTTACAGCAAGATCACCTTCAATACGCGCCGATTGCTCTGACCAGACACCCGCATAACCTCCTTCATTACCTACCAATTCAGATTCTGAACCAATCAAAGGCGGGTTGAGTTGAGCGTAAACACCGTCAATACGAGTTGTTTGAGCAGTGATCTTATTATCAACGTCTCTCACATCAGATTTGACTTGCTCCAGTGCACCAGTGCTTGCCTTGCCCCCCAAATCGACTTTAATAGACTGGATCTGCTCTGCATTGGCAGCTGATTGAGAAGCTGCTGCACTCGATTGAGATAATGCGGTTGCTGCATTCGTTTTCGCTTCATTCGCATTAGCTGCTGCACCATTTGCCGTATTAACTGCATTACTTGCAGTTGAACTTGCTGCAGATGCTTCTGCATGTGCTTGTTGTGCAATCGATGCCGCTGAATCAGCTTGTGATACGGCTATTTCGGCTTTGCTTATCGCACTTGCTGCATTCTGCTTTGCTTCACTTGCATCTGTTGCAGCTATATTCACACGACTGTCGAGTGCAGTTAAAGCCTGAGCATTACTTTCAGACTTAGACACGGCTGATTCAGCACTTTGTCGAACATTCGCAAGAGCCTGATCATTACTTGCACTGTAATCAGTTAGAGCTTTAGCAATAACTTTGTCGCCCTCAATACGCGCAATTTGCTCTGAATTTATGCTTGCAGCATTTTGATTTATAGAAACAATTACTTGATCTGTACGTTTTGCTTGTAATAAATCTCCTTCTTGTACAGCAGATAAAATTGACCAGACACCCGCATAACCACCATCATTGCCGATTAATTCAGATTCTGAGCCAATCAACGCTGGTTTAGTTACGACCTCAACACCTGTTACACGTTCAGCCAATGCTTTATCTGCATCAATTCGCGCATTACTTTCATTTGTAACTAGTGCGCGAGTTTGAACATCATTTTCAACTGACTCAGCTCTCACTGTTTCAATTAATAATGCATTTGCAGAGTCAGCATCAGCACGGGCTATTGCTTCCTGTTGTATTGCTGCTGCATTATCGCCAGCTTGTGCAACCACAGTATCAATTCTTTGACCCAATGCACTATCAGCATCAGTTCTTGCCTTTTCCTCACGTTGAATTGCGGCTGCATTATCTGAAGAACTAGCACTAACCGCTTCAATTCTCTGAGAGAGATGTTCATCACCTTCAATACGCTCTTCTTTTTCAGAAGTAATAGCCGTATCACGCAACTTTGCTTCTGCAAGAATTGCAGCTTCACGTGCCTTTTGTTCTGAAAAATCAGCATTAATCCTGTCTTGAACTTCCTGAGCTATCAACTGATTTGTTGAATCAATATCTTTGATTCGCGCATCGCGTTCTAACGTAAGGTTATTGTTTGCTTGATCTACAGCCTGCTGAACAGAGTCTTTACGGTCTTTAACTTCTTGCGAAATTTGGTCTTTGGTATTCTTGATGTCCTGCTTAATCTCAGGAATCTGAACATCAATAGTCTCAATTTGATCAATCTTAGTTTTTAAATCCTGACTAAGTTGAGTTTCACTGATTTGATCATTTAAGAGCTCAAGAACATCTGTAGCATCGGCAGAAGTTGTCGCATGAGTCCAATCCGACCATGGCCCAATATTTCCGATTCTATCAATCAAACGGCCACGATAGAATTGAGTTAAGTTAGGTTGTAAACCTTGCAAAGTATGTGTTGTCGTTGGATAAGCAAATAAACCCAATTGAGCAATGTTGCTGGTACCATCCGGTGAAACTTGAATCTCGGTATAAGCCGTATCAAGTGCGCCAGTTGCAGGAAAACCCCAATTTAGGCGCATACCAAACAAAATACCTGTTGCTTGGATGAATGCTAAAGCTGGTGGCAAACCTTGCTTGCCATTAAGCTTAGTGACAACTGAATAAGTTGGTAAAGAGGAAATATCCGAAGCATTAACCGCTGTAACTTTTGCTTGATAGTTGCCAGCATAAATACCCGGCAACTCAATTGAGTTATTGCCGGTAACTGGCAGCTTAATCCAGCTACCATCATCTTTCCGCCATTCAACCAGATACTTAACCGCACCTTTTGCTTGCGTCCAAGACACAACCATGGTGGCAACATTAATACCTTGATCCACCCGATCTTCGCTTGTAATAACAATATTTGAAACTGGTTCTTGAATATTGGGATTAACAATTGAAATTGGCACATCGATATAATGAGCGCCATGATCAATTGCATCAAACTTTTTCGGATTGTACTCAAGCGCTGTAATAGTAAATTGATGTGAATCACTTTGAACTACTGACAAAACCCTAAATTTAAGCGTTGCCAAATCTTGAGCATCAATAACCCATACGTTTTGAGGTGCAATTTCATCAAAAGCTACAGAAACAGTTATGACGCGGCCTGTAATTGCTTGGACAATACGAGTTTGAGCTTTCCCGTTTTCTCCATTAATGATGAGTCTATCACCCGCTACTGCGACCACATCATCACGGTCAAGAGTAATGCTTTTTCGATCTGCTGAAATTGCTGAAATGCGACCACCGTTTGCTCTTCCAGCAAAAATAGGATCCGCAAATTCAATCACTTTACCTGGCAAAGGAATATGGCCGTCTAATCCAACTTTAAAAGTCACAGTACGTGTTTCAAGTTGTTCAGACTTTAAAGCCCACAGGCCTGCTCGTTGTGCTTGCCCACGCGATGTACAGCCCCAAGCATCAAGCTCGAGTAAGCGCACCTGTTTCATTTCAGAAATAGCTTTTTCATCACGCACAAATTCATATTCAGTCTTATAGTGATTGGCTGGGTTATCCCAAGCTACTTTTACTGCATTATGTCTATCACGGGCGCGTGTACCATTATGATCCGGCTCCCCGATAATATTGGCACGCGTATAAGTGAAATAGGTATCTTGTGGAATATCAGCATCACAAACAATGCTATCCCCATCCCAATAAGTAATAGCTCGAAAAACACCAGCTAATTTTGTAAGAATGCTATAAGCATCTTCAGCGCTCTGAAGATAAATGTTACATGTGAAACGTGGTTCTTGACCGCCCAACCCGTCTGGTACCAACTCATCACAGTATTGGGCTAAACGGTATAAAGACCATTTATCAAGCATTCCATCTGTAATTCGCTCACCAATTCCATACCGCTTAGATGTGCAAAGATCATAGTAAATCCAAGCTGGGTTGTTTGAATATGCGCGTTTAAAAGTACCATCCCACATGCCAACATATTCGCGGGTTTCAGGGTTGTAGTTCGTTGGGACTTTGATTTTTACACCCTTCAAATCAACCGCTAATTTTGCGACTGATCCACCGAATGTTTCAGCATCGTATTGCAGTGAAACTAATGCTGTATTTGGATAGCGTAATTTAGCGTCTATAACTTCAGTGACAGCCTTAACATACATTTTGTCGCTGATATATTCGGATGTTGAGTTGGGAGTAATTCGGCGAACACGAACGAGCCAGCCTGAATCGGCTTTGGGTAAGTCAATACGATGTGGACGCTCATAATTATCAGATGTTTTATCTGAAATTTTTGCTCTTAATACTTCTGACCATGCTCCGCCATCAGTTTGCAAGTCCACCGCGTATTCAATGGTATAGCCAGTAACATCACCCGTTGTTGGGTCTTGGTTGCGTAGTGGACCCCAACGTAAACGTAAACGTACTGCATCAAGATCTAGGTTGTTAAAAGAGCGCACCCATGGTGTAGATGATTTAAGCTCTACGTCAATCGGGATTTCATTTTCAACTGCCGGGAAGCCTTCAATGTATTCTTGATCGTTTGTTCCGGATCTAAAATTAACAGTAACGTTTTCAAAGTTCTTGTTGCCGTTTTCATCTTGCAACGGAGTATCTTCAAGCAAAATTGATTGATAGCCGTTTGCTAATCCCTCGACTTCACCCTCCGCTAGACCAATCAACTCTTTTATATAAGTTTTAGATTGTGCGGAGTCTGGTGCAACTACTGGTTGTCTTGGTTGCTGGTTTCCCTTTTTTGCGCCTTTTACCATCACTGTCATATCAAATCCCACGCAATAAAAAAGGCGCCAAAAAGCGCCTATAACTAACTTAAAAATTACATCTGATCTTCTGGATATTGACCAGCACTTAAAACGAAGCCGCCGACTTCACGTCTACCATAGAGAATCGGTACTGGATAACCTTGAGCGGCTGTTGTAACCGCACTACCAAAACCAAAGTTTGCCCGGTTCCCGTCTTGATTTTGATTTTGAGTAGTTTGGGCTTTCGGCATGAGCATTGATGCAACCCCTCCCATAGCCATGCCAGCACCTGCACCTATCAATGCAACCTGAGCAGCCTGACCAATACCTGGTATAAATGAAGCAGCTATCAGAATCGCACCAAGTACAAGTTGCAAAATCCCATTATTGCCACCAGCCCCCATTACACGCGGGACGATATGAATAGTGTCTGCTTCAGTATTCATGTCTAGCTGCTCTTCACCGATGTTATCGCCGGTAATGAGCCGCTTAGTTTCATGATCGTAAATTGCTGGGCGTTTCTTGCCTCGTTTATTGCCTGAACCTTTGCCTTTAAGAAAAATTGCAAAAGCCAACCCTTGTTCATGGGCATGTGTCATGAAGTGTTCAAAGCCAGCGATCTGAACTGATAAAGCACGCATGGCTTCACGCGTATTTGCGACATCGAGCTTAAATTCACGACCAAACTTTTGGCCCAAGATGCCGTACAACTTAATTGTTTTTAACATCTCTATGCCTCAAGATTTTTACCGTGCGATCTTTCCACTGTTGGCCATAAATTTCGCGTACTGACTTTCTGTTATACGGATGATGCAGAATTAAGCTTGAACCGATGCAATGCTCAGTTTGTTCCGATTTAAGCTGCCCATTATTACCCAACCATATAACTGCATGATTTGGATGTTCTGTACGTCCAACCCGACAAACCAACATATCGCCATATTCTGGTTTACCAACTTCAAAGAAACCTGCTTTTTCGTAATTTTCAAGGTAAAGTGATGGATGGTCTTTATCTTCCCACCATGCATCATCCCGCTTAAAATCCATAAGCTCTATACCTAATTCACGACTATAAAAATCACGTACAAGCGCATAGCAATCTTGCCAGCCATGAAAATAATTACGCCCCACTAAGGGGGCGCGATAACCGCAAGGCTCGTAGACTTGAAAATCAAGATCCGGATACGAACAAATTACCCACGGCTTTTGATGTAATTCAATTTGAATTAAGTCTAGTTCTGAGGCTCTTGTAGTTCCGTCAGGGTGTGAATGCACATACGCTAATATCTCGCCCTGGTCTTCTGCTATAGCTAAATCTTCTGGATGGATTTCGAATTGATCAGAGTTTTTAGAAATATTGCGACAAGGAATATATTGCTTATCAATAATCACCCCACAGCACTCGTGTGGATAGCATTCATCCGCATGGGCCATGATTGCTTTTTTAAGTTTTGCTGTCAGTTTCATAAGACCTCACAACATGCTTGAAGCTGGGAATCCGCCAAAGGGTAAAGGCTTGTTTTTACTAAATCGACATTCACAACCAGACAATCTGTATGAGCAACGATCTAAAGCAGGGTTGTCTGTTGGCTCATCTTTCTCGGTAAACATAGCTGCCCCGGTGTAACCACACTCTTCCCCGCGATATTCCCAACTACAATAAGAAGTAATTTGACGTACAGGAATTTTCAAACCTTCAAAATCAATCGGGTTAGAAAGCTCAAAAGTTACCTGTTGGGCGTTTTCAGATGTTTTCTGTTCTATAAACCAAGTTTGTTCTTTAGACTCGTTCGATGCTAAAGGATTGCCAGAAGTGAAATTTTCAGCATCTAGATATTTAGCCAAAGTAGTAATAACTTTCAGCTTCGCCCCTGCAAAATCTTTAAACTGCAAACAGTAAGCAGAAACAGCATGTTGAATACCGTTAATATTGTTTGCCATTGTCAATGTCGGCGCTGAAGCTTTACCAGTTGAACTAAGTTCAAGTCCCGATACTTCCAAAGCCATAGGCTCAAAAACTTGACCCTGCCAGATAATATTGCGGTTCCATACTTTCTGATCACCAGTATCAAAAATCTTTCCAATGCTGCCAGAGTCGGCACCAATTAAACCTTCGGAACCAATTGAAGAGTAGATTTTCTCCCAATCTTGAAAAGAAATATGCCCGTGAAAACGTAAAATACCAGCACCTAAGCTGCTTGCATCCAGTTCATATAAATGGATTAAACCTTCTACATAAAGTTTTTGAAAATCACTGTTCAACGCCATTAGAACTCTCCATTGCCGCTGCAACCGCTTGGCTCAGATTGGTTGGTTGAAAGGAAGGAGGAGCAGTTGAGATTGGAACGTCAATCGTAGGTTGTGGCAATTCTTTTAATCGTATATCGATCCACCGATCTTTGGGAATATCTCGTGGCTTTTCAATGTTTGGAATAATATCCCCAGTTTCACTGTCAAACGTTTTAGCAAAAGTTTTTACTTCAATTGTTTTGTTATCAAGCTGCTGATATTGAACAGCCACCAATACGTTGCCATTCGCATCTTTTGGCATCTCAATATACCACCCGTCAACTGAAAAACCTTCCGTGTTTTTAATTAAATAAAAACCAACATCAATGCGTTCAAATTCAGGATTTTGCGCCTTGGCTTCATCATTAATTTCAATCTTGTCTGCAAACAATTGGACAATTGGCGATGCTTTTTTAAT